TCGTATAATTTAGGGTCATACCCCCATTGTTTTAGAATTTCATCAAACTTATTGTTGTAGTTTGGGTCTGTTCCAACATGTGTGATTTCACCTTGCCCAGTTTGGTCATTAATATCTACGCCAGGCTTCCAACCTGACTTATAGAAGTTATTACCCCACTCTTCAGGTGTGTTATTTTTGGACATCTGTCCTCCTTTGCCCTGTCATTGACAGTTTACTACAAAGATAAGACAGTTTCTACTACTTAGTTATTTGTTTTTTTGCGTATGTCTTGATGACTGCAAGTGCAGCACCACCACCAGCTAATGCAGCTAACTGAATTGTTTCAGCTTCTACACCAACTAATGGAGCAACTGTTAATGCACCAATGAACGCTTCAATGAAGGTCCAGGCAGTTCTTTCAAGCATATCTTTGAGGTCTACACTCATTCTATACTCCCATGATTCTGACCAAGGTGTCCACCATAAGTCCTTCTTGAACTTACCATCTTTGTCTCTTGCTCTTTTAAATCTTTCAAACATTATGTTATCAATCTACCTTTCAACATAGCATTACCTATCAAAACATTACCATTTATTTCCTGTAATTTATCGTAAACTGTGGTAGCTAAAACAGTATGGTCTTTTGCTTGATTATCTACATCTTTATTTAATAAATTGTTTATTGTTGTGTATTCTATAGTCACATCTTTGCCTTGCAGCAACTGTCCTGCTACTTTTGCATACATTTTTTTGTAAGCTACAGCACTACTGCCTATAAAACCATCTTTAGATACCTCTAAATCTTGTTGTGTCTCTCCTACAATTAAACAACCTGATGTATGTTCATCAGTATTGCCTGTGTGTATAAGTATATAAGTAAAGTTAGGCACATCTTGTATATGTAACATGCCATAGTGTGAGTTCTTGTATCTCTCTGAATACTTAGCATGGAAACCACCTGTTTTTCTAAACTTAATATCATAAGTTCCCTCTGGTATGCAGGTCTCGTGCATAACTTTTACTGCTTGATACTGGTCCTCTAGTGTATAACACTCAAAAATACCATCTATAAATAGCAACCCATTCGTTGCATCTGTTCCAAATTGTGTTCTAACTACAGTTAACTTCACCTATACCTCCATATTTACTATTACATATAGTAATGTATGTACCTGCTTCGTTGACATAAGTTACACACATTATTCACCACCACAGCAACCACTACCACAGCAGTCCATACTAATCTCCTTTTCTAAAACCAATGGTCAATAACCATACAGCTAAAGTTATTATAGTAGCTAATCCTGTAACTTGCTGTGCTGAACCAGTTAGTGTAAGCGTAGCAATAACTAAACCAACCAAAGTCCAACTAAGGTTCAATGTTTCTTTTATTGCTTCTACTAACCAGGTCCATAGCTTGTTAATCATAGACTTCTCCTAAATACAAAAGCTGCCATACTAGCTATTCTAGTCAAGATTACAGGAACTACGACCTCCTGTGCTTTTTCTTTTTGGTCTTGTGTCATATCATCTCCTATGTTACCTATTGTTACCCCTTCAAAATCTAAATCTACAAATGTTTCTATTGGATTTTCTAGGAATGATTCGTACTGTACTTCTGTAACAACATCAGCAAGAGTATAGTTCTCTACATCTGCGTTCTCTACAGCTCTCGCTACATACTCTTCTACTGCTTCAGCTACGACTTCATCTTCTTTGACAGCTTCAGCTATTATCTCAACATCTTCTGTTTCTACTTGTAATACTTCAGCAACAACTTCTACTTGTTCCTCTGTAAGTTCTTCTATCTCCTCAATAGCTTCTTCAACTACTGCCTGGACTATCTCTTGTACCTCTACTGATACTTGTTCTAGGTTCTGTACACCTATGTCATTGACTTCCTCAATAACTTCTATTACTTCTTCTGTTTCAAGTTCTTGTACAAACTCTTGTATTGCTTCTTCTTTAGCTTCTTCATACTCAACCAACTCCTCTTCTGTGTATTCTTCTAGTTCTTCTTCAGTTACTTCAGGAATATCTACAACGATAATTTCTTCAATAGCTTCTTCTATCTCTGCAACTTCTTCTTGCAGTTCTTCCTCTGTTAGTTCAATAACTTCTTCTGTTTTAAAGAATCCTCTGCTTGTATCTTCCTCTTCAATTTCCTGTACTGGCTCATCCAGAATCTCCTCTGCTTGAATTGTATCTTCTGTATTGGTGTCATCTCTAAGTATTTCTTTGTCCAGCTCATCTTCTATTTCCTCTTCTACTTCTTCTATAATAATAATTATATCTTCAGGTATCTCTATTAACTGTATTTCTTCTATCTCTATTTCTTCTAGTTCTTCTAAGTATTCTTCAAGCTCTAATATAACTTCAACAAATTCTTCAAGTTCTTCTTCAGATAATTCCTCTAAATCTAATTCGACAAATATTTCTTCTTCAAGTAACTCGAGTTCTCTAACTTCAATTTCCATTTGTTTTTCAAGCTCAAGTATTTCTTCTTCAGTAAGCTCAATAAATTCTTCATTTTCAAACTCATCATCCATTTCCAATACCATAACATCATCATCAGGAAACTCTTCTTGGGTATCATATTCTTCATCAACAATAATTATAATTTCTTCTTCTATAATTTCTTCAGGTATTTCGCAATCACCGCGTTCCAAAGCAATGTCAGTAATGTAACAACCATAAAGCTCTTCATTCTTTTTTCTTTCGTTATCTCTTTCTACAGTACCATCTTCTATTTCGTAGACTTCATATTCTGCTACAGAACCATCATCCATTACAACCTCAACAGGTGGAATTGTAGTTGGCGGTGGCGGTGGTGGAGGCGGTGGTGGAGGAACAGTTGTAGTAGTTGTAGTAGTTGTTGTATCAGGTACAGTTGTTGTTGTACTTGATGTAGTTGTAGATGATGTGGTAGTTGTAGTGGTAGATGTATCTACACAAGTAGAAGTAGGTGTTACCCAATCAGTTTGTGTTTCATTAAAAGGTACTTGGTCAGGTAAAGCTATACTTCTTTCTATAGATATTGTACTGTAACTATTATCTGTGTCATTGTCTGACCTAACTCTGTAATAAAATGTACCAACTGGTAACTCAAAGTATGTTCTTAAATTACTAATACTAAACACGTGGTCACTCCATTGGTTTTGTACGTGACCAAAACTTGTAGATATACAGAAACTATTCTCATCTATACCTGTAGCCATACCAAAAAAGATTGTGTATTTCTCTGGTGGACTATCTTCAAAACCATCTGAACCTAATAACCTAATAGTTAAGTCACCTGTTTCTGCATTTATTGATTGTTCATAACCATAAGGTTCTTGTGTTGGTACGTGGTCTGCCAATACAGGCATAGGTATTAATAAAAATAAAGCTAAGATAAGTCTTAGCATTACATTACAATCGCTGCAACAACCCCACCAAGTGCTACAAGTAATGTTAGTACTTTATAAAACTCTGCCTTATCTAGCTTTGCATCTAGCTTTTCTTCTAATCTATCTAGCCGTTCAATGACCATATTGAGTAATTCTTTTTGAGTATAGCCATTGTTGTGTGTCATTTATGGTAGGTCCTCTGGTCTGGTAATCCAATCCCATTCCTCATCCCAATCGTGGTCTATAATAAGTGTTTCAGATGTGCTTAAATACTGTAATAATTTGTATATTTCTTTTACAATAAATCCAAAAATAAAACCAACGAGATAATCCATAATACGATTGTATCATAGGTTTTTTTATTAAGCTGGTTTTGGATTATCTGATTTAACTTTAGCTATGTGGTCTTTCCAAGTTGTAGTGCTGTTCACATTATCCCAGTACTGCATATCCAGTTGGTCTTGAACAGAACCATAGGCTTCCTGCCTAGCTTGTATATAACTAAACTGTTGTGCATCCCACTTGCTATTACCTAAATCTACTTTAGCTTGTGCATACTCAGCATCAGTAAACTCTCTGCGTTCGTTATTAACTTGTGCATACATTGGTTTAGCATCTTCAATCTCTTGGTCTGCTAACGCTTGTAGTTCATCTTTTGTTGCCATATCTCTCCTATGTTACCATATATTTCTTTTACTTACTTCTTTAAACCATATAAAGTAAATGTTCCACTAGCTATGTTGCCTGTTGAATAAAATATATTATATCCATCACAAGCCTGTGTTACTGTTAACACTCCACCACCTTGAAATCCTGCAAGTATTGGTGTATTGTCAAACCCTGTACTTTCAATAGTTATAAAACTGTATTCACTTGCATTGTTGAAGTTAAATAAATAATGTATAAATTGTGTTGCCTCTCCTGTACCTGTACCACCTGTAAGCTCAAATAAATTTGTTTGATTAGTATTAGAATTATTTGAAAATGATGTATCAGTTCTTAAAATTTTATAAGCGTGGTCATAGTTTGCAGAACTATCAGCAGTTCCACTAACAGTAAATCTATAAGATAAAAATGCACCATCTGTACTAGGTACAACATCATTTGCTTTAACCATATACACATCATAAGTACTGTCAATAGAAGCATTTAATCCACTACTACCACTACTTCCACCACCAAGAATTACACTTGCTACTGGGCTTGATATTGTAAATTCATCAACCTTAATTAAGCTACCTGCCATTATTTAACTCCAT